CCTTGACCCAGAAGATTATTGTACTGAAGACATGATGCGTAACTATCAACGTAACAAAGTTTTAATTGATTTGGAAGAAATTCCAAAACCATTGAAGGCGGATATCTTAGAACAGTATGAACTACCACCAAAAGGTGATAGGTCAAAACTACTAAATTATTTTATACAAAAAAGATTGAAAAATCTTATGAATGACATTGGAGACTTTTAATATGCCTAACTATACACCACTACTTTCAGAAGTATTGAAGAAAGTACATAACGCTAAAACCAAAGCGAAGAAGATTGAACTTCTAAAAGAGCATGATACAGACGCTCTAAGGATGATTATCAAGGGTTCATTTGATCCCAACATCGAATGGTTAATCCCAGAAGGGGAAGTGCCATTCGTGAAGAACGACTCACCAGAAGGTACAGAACATACTGTACTAGCAATGGAATCAAAGAAGTTGTTTCGATTCATTAAGGGTGGAGACAACACTTTGCCACAGTTCAAGCGTGAGAATATGTTTATTCAGATGCTAGAAGGACTGCACGAATCTGAAGCAGAACTCCTTATCAATGCAAAGGAGAAGAAACTGCATCAGATATATAAAGGACTATCAAAAGAGGTAGTCAAAGAAGCGTTCGGTTGGAACGATAATTTCATTAGGAGTTAAAATGAAGCATAATTACGACACTTGTTTGGAGATGATTCTACACCACGAAGGTGGTTATGTAAATCATCCGAAAGACCCTGGCGGCGAAACTAATCTCGGCGTCACTAAAAGGGTATGGGAAGAGCATGGTGGCGGGAAAGACATGAAAGACCTAACGGTTGAGGATGTCGCCCCCATCTATAAGAAATCATATTGGGATAGGGTAAAGGGCGATGATTTGCCTGATGGACTTGACCTTTGTGTTTTCGATTTTGGCGTGAATGCTGGTACAGGTAGAGCAGCGAAATACCTACAGAGAATGATTGGCACAACTGTCGATGGTGGCATCGGGCCCAATACTCTTAAAGCGCTTGAAGCGTATGTACAAGTCGAAGGACTTGCAGCAACGATTGATACATATCAGTCGAATCGTCAGAAGTACTACGAGAAACTATCAACCTTTGAAACATTTGGAAGGGGGTGGACTCGTAGAGTAGTGGAAACTACTTCATCGGCACATAAACTTGCCAAAACTTCTTGACTTTCCAGTAACTTAATGTTACTATAAGATAATGATGAGGGGTGACACCTCTCTCTCTCAACTCTCTCTCGCAGTTGCCCCTCATCATCCTAAGCGGATATCGTATAATGGTATTACCTTAGATTTCCAATCTAATGACGATGGTTCGATTCCGTCTATCCGCTCCAACTTTTTTTCTAAGTCCTTGATTTTCAAGGACTTTTTTTTTCATTTTTTTTCATTTTTCTCTTGACATTTGTTATTAAAACAAGTATAATAGCAGTATAAGATAAAGAAAGGACTTATTATTATGATTAAAAATTTGAATATACCAGAAATATGTGGATGGTTAGGAATGATTCTTATCCACGGAGCGACTGCTCCAACATCAATCTCTGTTCTAATGGGATGGTCAACTAACTTGCCACCATTGAACTTCATACTATTAGTATGGTTAGGATTGTTCTTGTTCCTAGTAAGGGCGATATACGCCAAAGATACTTTGTACATTGTATCTAATGCGATTGGATTTGCCTTGAATACCTTGTTGTTAAGTTTGATTGCATTTAATTAAAAAAAGACTTGACTTGTTATGAAAACAATGGTATGATCTATATAGAAAGTGAGGAGTGATTCGTATGAACTACATTGAAGTTATCGGTGGAAACAAGTTTCAGAAGCAGACTGCTGAGAAGGTTGTACAGAAGATGATTGAGACACTTATGCCTCGTATGAGGACACTAGAGATTACAGTCAACATCAAGAAACTGACAGGTGATGCTGTTGGTTGGTGTATGATGGAAGATACGAATCGTGAGTTCACGATTGACGTTCACAACAAACTGACACTGAAAGATTTTGTGACTACTATTTGTCACGAGATGGTTCATGTAAAACAGTATGCTCGTAATGAGATGAGTTGTTATGGTGGCAAATGGAAGAAGAAAAAGATTTCAGATGACACTGCATACTATGATCTTCCTTGGGAAAAGGAAGCATACAGAATGCAAGATAAACTTGCTCAGATAGTGTGGGATGCAGATGTACTCTAAAGAAATAAGAAACAGAATCAAGTTATCAATAGCGGCATATGCATATGAGTTTGAAGATGACGCTATCATGTCAGACCATGAGTTTGACGAATTGAGTTTGAAAATAAACCCAGAAGAAAAAACTGGAAATGATTTAATGGATAAGTTCTTCAAAAATCATTTTGAAGCACATACAGGAATGTGGATTAGAAAACATCCAGAGATAAAGAGGTTGCATTCCCTGTATAAAAAATACTACAAAACCTCTTGACAATGTATTGACATCGTGTTAGTATTGCTATGTAAGATGAGAATGAAAGGAAAAAAAGTTATGGAACAAGTTGCAGTTATTCACACAGCGTTTGAGGGTTCACCATCAACCGTTGCGTTTGTAAACGTGAAAGAGGATATGACTTTGAGTGAGAAACTTGAGTATGCATATCGTTGGACACAAAATATCTTTGACAGTTGGTCATTGAAGATGCCAGAAGATGGTAATGAGGATGTTACCGTTATGGGTGATATCTCTGATGGGTACGGTTTACGTTCTACTTCAGTTGGTGATCAAGTTCTGGTTGGTACGGAGAAATATGTTGTTGCTCCGTGTGGTTTTGAAACTCTTGAAGGGGAGAAAATATAATGGGTAAAGTGAAAAGTATGATGATGGATGTAGAAGAATTTGTGTATGACTTCTACACTGCTGATGGTGAGGCACTTGAATCACCTAAAGTGATTATCGAAAAGGCAATCGAAGAGTTTGGATGGTCATTCGGTTCGTATGCCAGTGAGGTGATTGAGAACGCCGAAGAACAAAACGGTGCTTCTTGGGATTGGAATAAATCTGTATCACAGAATCTTGTTGGATACGAGATTGATGATTCAATTCCTTACTAGTATAATAATTGTTATAATGTTAAGTGGATGCACATCAACTATCGAACTCGCCGCTAACCTACATAAGCAGTGTTATCTGAGGACGATAGGTGGTTGCCCCACTGACGGAATAGGAGAATGGAAATGGTAAAAGTTGTTATTGGAACAATTGGTATTCTAGGACTTGCAAGTTGTAACTATGCAGTTGCAGATTCGCCGTGTGATTACGTCAAGGATGTACAGACGAATTGGACACAGCAAATCGAAAAGACTTCAAATATTGATAAGAAGGTTTTTCCATATGTTGAGGACACTCGTAAGTGCATTATGACTATGGACGTTACCATAGATGGACAGACCTACCCCGCTGAGGGTTCTTATGTGTTTGGGCCTGATATGAGTGAGAATGATGCTTGTGATAACGCCACAGTGAACGCTAAGAAGTCGGTTATTTCAGAAGTATCCCCAGAGATACTATCTGCTAAAACTGAGATGAATTGTTCGATTCAAGAAAATCCAGTGGTTGCAGAAGCACCCACAGAAACAGTAACTATCCAAGAAGGTACGCCAGTTGAAACTGAAACAATTATTTCTAGAAAAATTGTTGACAGAAGTACCGATAATGTGGTACAGTACATACCAGATGGAAAAACTATCAATATCGGTGGATTTACTATTGGTTTCAATCATGGTAGAGAACCAGGCAAGTGTTATGCAAACTGGCACACTGGTGGAACGGACTGTTACTAATGGTTAAGTTTTTAATTGGACTTGTGTGTGGTATTGTTATGATAACATACTATCCACAGATAGGGTCAGTATTGAGTGATGTATTCATTGATACTGGCATTCGTGATGACTTAGTGAACTTACTGGAAGGGGTTTAGATAATGAATAAAGTCATGTTACTTGGAGCGGTTGCACTACTTGGTGCTTGTAGTTCCAATAAAGTAGTGGAGACAGCAATGACTGTTCCACCAAACGCTGTCGTAGACGCAGAAACATATGTCTACAAATCAAAGGTAGTAAATGAACAGATTGAGGTTATGCCTGATTGGTTCAAGAAAATGCCAGAAAGTGAAACTGCAATCTATTCCACAGGAACAGCAGCGACTACAGATTTACAGTTGTCTATTGATCTTGCGGTATTGAATGCAAAGACTACACTCGCAGATAGAATCAATGGTCGTGTTCGCTCTCAAACCAAATCTTTCGTTGCAAAGATTGGTAATGAAGAAACTGCATCAGTGATGTCAGAAGTAGAGAAGGCAACAAAGAACATCATTGCAGATGTGGATGTTGCTGGATACAAAGTGTCGGATACAGAGATTGTTTCTAATGGCCCAAAGTATCGTGCATATGTACTCTTGGAGTATTCCGATAAGGAAGCGAACAAGATTATTATGAACCGACTCCGTAAGGATAGGATGCTTCTGTCAAAAATTCGTTCTACCAATGCGTGGAAAGAACTTGATGAATCAGTTAATGAGCAACATGAGAATGATGCTATCGAATCAGAAAACAACATGAAGGTACTTTCGCAATAATGTTAAAAGAACTACTCGTTTCGTTTATTACGTCTATCTCACCAGCATCTGCCGACATACCAGATCAAACTCTGGATGCTTGGCAGACTGATCAGGCGTATTGTCTCGCAGAGAATGTATATCACGAGGCACGAAACCAACCCGCCGCTGGACAAATGGCAGTGATGTCTGTGACAATGAATCGTGTCAAAGACCCACGTTTCCCTAATACTATTTGCGAGGTGGTTCGTGAAGGGCCTCATCGTCCTAGTTGGAAGGGTACAGGTGAAATGATTCCTGTACGTCACCGCTGTCAGTTCAGTTGGTATTGTGATGGTAAATCAGATCGTATCCACGACATGACAACATTTGATGATATTTTTGTCTTTACATTGGGGTTAGTTGATGGTACAATAAGGGTAATGGATGTCACACAAGGTGCAACACATTATCATGCAGATTATGTATCACCAGCGTGGGCAAAGACTAAAACCAAAACTATAGAGA